CGCCGCCGTATCAAATAGGGATGTATTATTTAAGCGAAAAAGATATTGCCTATGGTACGTCGATTATGTGGCAGGACGTGGAGAAATTCAAGCAATGCCAGCAAGCGGACGCTTGGCCTATGTATGAGAATATAATAACTGAATTAACATTATGACAACCGAAATAACAACCACAGAAACGCAGGAAACTTTCAGCCTGCAAGCTTTTGACCACGCTCAACGCGTCGCTAAAGCCCTCTCAGCCTCTACCATGATTCCCAAGGATTACCAAAACAACATTCCAAACACGTTGGTAGCGTTGGAAATGGCGCACAGAATCGGAGCCTCTCCGCTTATGGTTATGCAGAATCTTCACATTATCCAGGGGCGGCCGTCGTGGTCGTCTGCCTTTATTATTGCAGCGCTAAACGCCTCCGGTAGGTTTACGGCTTTGAAATATAAAGCCACCGCCACCGCGTGCCAAGCATACGCCACGGAAAAAGCCACGGGGGAACTATTGGAAGGCCCAACGGTTACGTTGGATATGGCGAAGGCCGAAGGGTGGTTGACTAAGCAAGGTAGCAAATGGCAAACCATGCCCGAGCTTATGCTGCGCTATCGTGCCGCCGCTTTCTTTGGACGCTTGTATGCGCCCGATATTATGATGGGTATGCACGCCGTTGAAGAAATCCAAGACGTGAGCATCACAACGCCAGCGGCAATTGCTGAACTTAATCAAGCTGCGGAATAATATCCTTACTTCCTATAAGTGTATAAGTAAAGCGGTCGCCGTAAATGGTGGCCGCTTTTTCTATGATTTCCATAAACTCGTTGAAATCCTGCTCAATCTTAAACACTTGGCAACCTTCGCTCCAGTTCTCCACGTAGGTGCTGTTCTTGCCTGCCTTATGAATATTAACTCCAGCGTTCCAAACTTCTTGCTCTTGCATCAAATCAAATTCTAAATCTCTGTCGCCATCGCGATAACCACGAAGCGCGCCGCATTGCCTAAGCGCTTTATATTTCCCCTGATGCAATCCAATTTCATGTGATCCTCGATACTGCCCTTCTTTTAAAATAAAAACGCCGCCTTTGGCTTTGCCTTCGAGGATGCCCTTTTTCCCCGGCTCAGTGGTAGCCGAAAATATTTGATAGCACCATTTGCCTTTCTCTTTCCAGCTGACTGTTATCCAGTCGTCAAATAAGTTGGTTACCTTGCTACCAGTGGAGCTGTTGCGTATGCCTACAATATTCACGTTGTAGTCGCCTGATTCAAACCACTTATAACCCAAGCGTTTAACGGCTGCCTCTACCTCACTTCGACGCGGTGTCCTCATGGAAGAAGTTAGTTAGAAACTTACCGATTACCCCCGTTACTTGAATACCTATAGCTAGCGTTGGGTGCGTGATATTTAACGCGGCTAACGTGGTAGATAACAATAGCAGGCCGTCGCCTATCTTACGCCACTTCGCTGGCGTAGGCTTAGCGTAACCTTCAACGCTTGCCCTGTCCTTGGTATGGTTTGCTTGATTCATGTTTGTTGCGGTGTTTTTTATGTCGTCCTAATTTTTTGCGAGGCTTAGCCCTAAACGTACTAGCTACAGATTTATTTGCCTTTGCCATTCAATTGCTTAATCTTACGTGCGTAGTAAATAATCGCAAACATTCCCGATACTATGCCTACAATGGCAAGGACAAATGCTGCTACTGGCTGCCAAGTTTGGGAGAAATGTATTATCGTAGCACTTCCACTTATTCCTGTGGCAATGGCTGCGGTGGTGTCGTTATCTAAGTGTTTCATGATGGGAATGGTGGTGGTGGTGGTGGTACATATTCGCCTTGTGGTAAAGTTAAAACCCAAGAATATTGAGAGGCTTCCACAAGTGGTATATCTTGTTCGCTTAAAAATGTGAACCAAACTTGATTAATATCTTGAACACAATTAAAGAAAATATCAGTGGCGAAGAATTGCCCTTGAATTTCTTGGTATTGTTCGGTGGTTAAAATATATCCTTGCATTATACTTGACGTGAAAGTGTTGTTTGGAATGTTTGTACAGCGGTGTAGAAATTACTTGCTTCGGTGTCGGTTAGTCCATCGCCTAATGATGCTAATGCAAATTGTTTTAATGAAAATAAACTACCAGAACCGTCTCCATTATAACATCCTAAATATAAATTATATAAATTATTTCTTGAAGTACTTGTTCTTGAATAAGTACCAACTAATGAGCCGTTGTGATAAAAAGTACTTTGTGTTGAATTAGTTCGATTACCTATAATTAATCCTAACGATGTAGTATACGGCGTTGCACCACCTATACTTTCAGTTGTTTGAATTGTTGGATATATATTGCCAGAAAACCGATACGCTAAATAACTTGCCGAAGATAATGTGTACATTCCCAAATCTACCTCCGATGCATTCCTATTAGTTCTGCTATATATACATAAATGTTGAGAATTTTGGAGTAAATCACTTTGTTTTAATTGAGTATCCATATAAGCACTTGTTCCATTTCCAGTAACTCCAGTACTTGCAAAAGTCCAGCCGCTTGTAAAACTACCTGTAAAACTACTACTCTTTAAATTCTGTGCACACGCTGCGGCACTTGCTCCTACCATCGGATAAATGGCTTTCATTTTTGACCATAGAGAATATAGTTTCAAATCTTTAACTAAATTATCTACTGCAATTTTTTCCGTTGCTGATAGAGTTCCTCCTGCAGTTGTTACTCGGTCAAAGAATGCTTGTGCATCTGTGTCAGTTCCAAAATCTGTGCTTCCAATTAACCCCAACTGCGTAGGCAATTGCCCAGCAAATAACTTATCGCTGAATAACTTTGAATTAAACCCTCTAAAAATACCGAAGTCAGGCATTAATAATCCCCTTTAATTGCAAAAATGTTTACTCCGTCAGTAACTGCGACTGTAATACCAACCAAAACTTTTTGACCGCTCTTTAATTGTAGGTCGCTATATGCCGTAACTTGTCTTTGCGAAGTTGTTGTTGTACTTGCAGTAATAGCAGGTAGTGCAATTTCATCGTACAACTTAGGGCTTGTTCCGCTTGTGTTGGTAATAAAAATTAAAACACTTGTAGCCCCGTTACTCCCTGCAACTTTAGCCCCTATCTGTGTTATCTTAGTTCCGTCCGTTGCAGCGGTGAGCAACTCTACCAAGTTAGTAGTAGTCGCCCCTGTTCTATCTGTTGTTGCAGCCGTTACCGTTACTATTTTAGTTTCGGGTACGAGTGCGAAAATTGGTGATGTATTTGCAGCCATTATTAGTAGTTATAGAATAAATATAAATCCCCACCCGTTGATGGAGGAATGTTTAAGTTTGTTAAGTTAGAACCATCCACCGCAGGAAGTTTGCCCGTTGCATCGAGTTGGACTAATTCATTTGCTCCATTGAATGTATTCCCCATCTTGGTTACATCCTCCGCGGTTAGTACATCCTCAACCCTTGTAGTGCTAAAATAAAGGTTTGTGCCTTCGGGTAAATCGTCCGTTGTTTTCGTTGCAAGTGATGCATCGAACAACCCCTCTGCATAGTATAAGTTAGTAGTTCCCTCTGTTAGGTCGTCCGTTGTTTTAGCGGCTAAACTCGCATCAAATAGGGCATCGTCATAATACTTATTCGTTGTACCCTCCGTGATATCATCCGTATCTAACACAACCGCTCCAGTTTGTCCGTTAACGCTTAGTACATTTCCACTTGCTGCGATGGTTATGGTTTGTAGTGCATCATTATAGGTAAACGACACATTAGAACCTGCAACTAATGCTGCTTTAACCTTTGTATAAACTCGTGTATTTGTAAAATACAATGCCGTTGGATTCTCAGGAATCTCGCTAGTGTCAAGCGTTACATTTCCGCTTTGGCCGTTCACCGTGTCCACTCCACCTGCCGGACCGCTTGGCCCTTCGATACCAAATAAAATTCCACGATCTATAACCGTAGTTACGACGTAATTACTAGCCGGAAATATAACCACTACCGACGTAGCCGGTGCATCGTCTACCGTTACATTGGTCGCCCCTGGTATGGTTACTATTACGTCAGCCATTATAAGCTTTTAGTTACAGCGTTAACGAATTGAACGATATTATCTTTATAAATTACGTGCTTGCCACTTGGATAGTTAACATCGGTAAATACCTTAGTAATTTCCATGCTTAACATACCAGCCTCCCACGTCTTAGTAATTGCGCGGGTTAACTTAACGCTGCACTGGTTTACATCGCCTGTAACGGCGTAAACCGTGCCGCTAGTTTTCTTAAAAGAAACCATCAAGTTTTCGTTAATCAATACGCCCACTATGACGTCGGCCATGTCGGTAAATATGTCGTCCACCAAATCAATAACGATGGTTATATCTTCACCCGTGTATAATGCTGCGGCCATATTATTACAAATATAACCACCTCAATAATAAACTTAGTTAACAACTACACTTTAGCCACTATAAACCACTTAGCCCCGTCGCTCATAACTGTTTTGGATTCGTACTTACTGCCTAGCGTTGTGCTTGTTCCGTCGTTTATTAGGAAAGTTCCTGCGTCAATGGTAACAGTATGGTTGTTATTTGTTTTGATAAATATATATTTTTTGCCACGTGATTCGTCCGCATCGGGTAAATTGACTACCACGTTGCCGTCCTGAGAATTGCAAATAACAAGCTCGTAACCATTCGTCAGCGTATGCGTCCCAACTGTGTAACTGATTGGTGCGCCATGTTCCTGCAGGTGCCAAACAACTTGCTCGGTGCTGTCGTCATATCTTAACTGCGTTTCCCATATTATATTCTGCGTTGGCTGCGCTGTTGGTGCGCCGTCTGCCTCGTTAACTAGATAACCTAAAATAGTATCAGGCATATCGCTTAACATAGATTGATAATTGTTTATTTGCGTTTCGATTAAATTCAATCTGTCGCGCACAATTCCGTCTTGCGTATTGCCAATTCTTAAGCCCTCGCCTGTCGTTGTGGTGTTGGTGTATACCGGAGCTACCCCCAACCATTCGCCTTCCCATTGGTCCTGCCTTGGGTTAAAACTAACGCCATTCAATACCCATGTGTAGTTATCAAAATACAACGACTTTACCAAATCTAAGCTGCCCGAATCTATCCAGGTACCGCGAACCACAGGCATGAAATTCGCATACAACGACGACAACCCAACGCCTAGCATTTTAGTTGGCGTGCCTTTGGTTATTGAATCCCAACCGCCAAAAAATTCGTCAGCAATTACCCACTGCGTTCCGTCGTTTGCCCATATATTACCCACGCCGTATTTGTTCCCACTGTAGTAATACCTTGGCTGCAATTCAATCTCTGTGCTGTTGGCTAAGTTAGAAGCGCTGGCGTTAAATAACTCAGTCACTTTAAATACATAATCAGGATTTTGGTAGTCGGATGTTGTTGCAAAAGCGACGTCAATGTTTGCCCAAAACGCCACGTCGTCGCGTGTTGTCCCACCTGTGCGCCATCCACCAATTTTTGAAAAAAGCGGAGCTATTACATTAACTTCATCAATTATAATTCTTAGTTTATCAAATCCAACGGGCGCTGTGGTGCATTGTTTTTCGAACTTATAAGTAATCCAATTACCCTGCTGATTTTTAATATCTATTTTTTCGTTCGTTGAGTCAACAAAACTAGTGCTAACCCAATAGCCATTAGCATCTAACTGCTTTTTATTTCCGCTGCTATCTTCAAGCCAAGTCCTATGTATTATTTCCGCCTGTTCATAATTTTTAGTAGAGTTTGCAGGATATGCAAATCGAACTAATATTTTGAATTTAAACGGCACAATATTAGGACTTGATCCCGTTGGTATTTCTGTGGCAATTAATTCATAAGCGTTAATACTTGCATTGCCCCTGTATCGCGACGCATAGGCTATGTTTAATCTCTCGGTATCAATAATACATTGGCGCGATGCTGGCTGATAATATAAATTAGGTTTAGCCGCCCATTGTGGACGCGCTGGCAAAGTTCCAAGCGCTTGCCTATGGCTGTAAGTTCCCGTCGTCTTATAAACCATACTGCTATCATAGCGCCTATATGGAATCGTAGTACCTGCATACGACGTTACATCGGTAATCCAATAGCCGCCGTTAGCGTGCATAAATCGAATATTAAATATCTCACACACTTGCTCAATTGCCTGCTTGCATGTAACCATATTTAATTCGTCGTATAAGCCTGCTAAATCAATCCACTTAATATCCTGAAACGGATCGTAGGTTTGCAAAAATGTACGCACATTAAGGCGCAACATGTCTACGCCTTTACGGCTAGCATCGGCCGCATACATACTTTGAGCATCAAAAAAATAGTAATCTGTTTTCCCTAAATATGCCCAATAAGCTGACAGATTTAATTCTTCTAAACATTCTTTAATCAATACATTTATCTGAATAAAATCTGAAGTAAACCACGAGGGTTGCACGTTATAACCATCCAACAAATCCAACCCATCCACCGCAGTTAATTCAATAACCGGCTTACCGTCTAAGCTTTCGCGTAGCCTATTTAATTGGTCGGCTAATACGCGGCCAACAAACCAAAGCTCTGAGCCACGCCATACTACCATTGTCCAGTAAGTTTCACTTTGCGTTTGAATTGCAAGAAACGCATCAAGCACCGTGCTGTTAGGTATTACCCAGCGCGCAGTTACTCGGCTTGATTTAACCCTATTTTCGTGCCACTTACTGCCCTCGCCGTCGCGCTCTAATCTGAACCCTTCGCCTGCTAGTTTCAGTTCACTTCCTGCCGTTGCGCTGCCTGTTGGTGCGTCGTGTATCTCTACCTTCCAATCGGTGTTATTAAAGCTTTTAAATGTTCCGTAGTATTTGCGTGCCATTATCCCCGTGAGTAATCGTTGTTATTTCTATTTAAAACTATTGCCAAATCGCGGCCGCTAATATGCGTGCTGGCTATAAATCCGCCATCGCCTCCGCTTGGTGTTATTAGATCGCGTAATTTATCGAGCGGCGCAATTACTTCCGGGTTGCTTCTAGCCCCTGGATATTCCCCCATCAATCCCAAAGTTGGCCCGTATACGATACCACCATCGGCGAATTTCTCAAACTCAGGGCCTTTCTTCAACTGCGCCGTAATAATTGCCGAACCTGCAACCAACGCGACACCTGCCGCTGCGGCTGCCATTGGGTTTGCAAGAATTAATTTTTGAAATGCGTCCGATGCAATTGCCGTGGTAATTAATGCCGAACCGAAAGCCTTCATAAATTGAGCAATGGAAGCTAGTGCAGCTTTACCAAATTTTTGAAATGCCTCTTCCTCACCTGCTATCATTTCGCCAATTGCCTCACCTAAGGAAGTTAATGTATCTTCAATTAAACTTTCGAAAGCGCTGTCAATTGCGTTGCGCATATTTTCTAAATCCTTAATGAAGGAGCTATATTCAGTTTGCGTTTGAATTTTTATTTCAATCGGTTTCTTTGATACTTCCTTTTCAACCTGCTGCAAGCTATTTGTAATTTGCAGCCCCATGCTTTTCACCGTTTCGGGTTTCATAGGGGTAGTGCTTGCCGCTTGGCCGAATCCATCAATCACAGCACTATAAGCCTTTATACCAAATTGTTGGTATACCTTGGACGCAAAATCTACTGTTTCTTGAAATCTTTGTTTTTCTTTTTCTGCTGCCGCTTTCTGTATGTCTTCGCGTTGCTTATTTGCCGCAACAATATTCTCAGTAATTAAATCTTCCTTACGCTTACTTAGCGTTGTGATATTATTATTTATCTCAATCCATCGCGCACTATATTTCTCTTCCTCATTGAGCTGTTTTGTCCGTGCAGCTATTGCCGCGTCTATTGCTTTTATTTCGGCATTGCGCAGGCCCTTATCGGTTAGCCCCTTGCGCTTTGCGTTGGTTACTGCCTTGGCTATTACTTCATCATCAAAGCCGCGCATTGCGTCTGCAACTTCCTTGGCTTTCTTTTTCTGCGTTTCATAGAAATCATCAGTTTCTTTTGTTGCATCTTTGGTTTTCTTGCCAATGTCCATAAACAAACTAGCAATTAACCCAAGCCCCACCAATACAGCCCCGGCACCTGTGGCTACTACTGCGGCCGCATACGCACGCGCTGCAACGGTTGCCTGCCCCATTACGTAGGTTTCTATTTTTTGGGCTGCCGTTTTAACGCCAATTACAAAAGCGCTTTCAGCTTGCAATGCGTTCTGTATAGTTTGCAGCGAATTAAGCAAAACCATAACGCCTTGCAGCTTGGCCATTGTTTTTTGAAGGTCCTCGCTTTCCACTCCAAGGGCAGCCATTGAACCCTCTACAACTCCAAACCCTGCCGCTAGTGCTTGCGCTCCACCCAAGGCAGCATCAAGCCTACGGGTATCGCTAGCAAAATATCCAATCTCCGCGCGCGTGTCGCCAATTTCGTCCTGCATTTTACCAGCAGCCTTTACAAATTTATCCGCCATTGCAGCAAACTCAGGCCCCATCGCACGCGCTTCAATTGCCATAGTTTGCAACTGACGCACTACGCGAGCCGTCGGCTTGCTGCTAGCTAGTGCAGTTAAACGGTCTTGTATTTCTTTTGCAGCTTTAGCCACATCGGCGCTCATTTCTTTGCCGCCGTCATTTATCAGTTTAATGGCTTTGCCCCAGCCTTTTTCAAGTTCGGTGATATCCGCTCCAATAGATACGTTAAGCCTGCTCATAATATTATTTTATCTCCGTCCTCCAATAATAAGAAATCGCCATCTTCAAGCAATAAATAACTTAAAGTAATCACTCCAATTTCGCGCGTGTAATTAATTAAATAGTCCTGCGATATTTGATAAACTCCTGCAAAGTCCGCTTCGTCGTCCGTCAATTCTTGCTGTCCATCAAACTCAATTGTTTGAACAGGCACCGTGTTAAATTCCCCTGGTAAGGTTACCACTTCAAACGCAGTCCTAACGGCGTCCGCAACCTCGCTGCAGCTTTGGTAAGTCGGCGCAAATATGCTGACCTGCACGCGCGCAAAATCTGTGCGGCTGTGTCCTGATTTGGTTGGCGTTGGGATTATGCTTACTAGGTTGTAAGCTATCGCAGGAAATGTGCTGCCTTGCGGTATGCGTAGCGGATTTATCCGCGTGCTTACCAGCGTGGTCAGTGCTGCGTTATTTGCTAAAATATTATAGGCTACTTTGACTGCACTCATGCTGTTGGTATTGGTGTTAACTTCTCAAAGATACTCCGATATTTTTCAACCTCTTCGATTATTGTTAACTCCTTACGCTCCCAATCGAATGTAATTAATTTCTTCGGATCAATTGGCCGCTTACTATATGGCGATAATAATACCGAAGTTTGCCATCTACAGCGCTCCCAATCGTTGCGGTATTGCTGCATTTGTGCCTCTCGCATGCCGTGCAATCGAATTCGGAAATATCTCGGCGTGCATCGTTTAAAATCGTTTTCATTCATGCACATCTCGCCAAACGCTATGCGCTCAATTATTAACCAAGTTAGCGGCGCGCCTTCGCCCTTGGCTTTTACTTTCCCCCTGCTTCGTCCGATTTAAAAAACTCGCTAGCGCCTTCGCTAAATCCTGTAATCGCTGGAAGCAAATCGGTAAATCGCTGCACCTGCCTGCCGATATCCGCCAATAACAAAAACGGCTTAGGCTGTCCGTCGCACTCAGCCGCCTCGTTAATACCATGGTAAGCGCATAGTAATCCAAAATCTAGCTGCTTTAATAAATCGCCACTTGTCTGCAATTCTGCAAACGTTTCCATCCCAGCGTCAAACATGATAGCCTTCAAGCTATTCATGTTAAAGGTCATCGGGTAGATCTTATCTTTTAGTTTAATTTCCATGTTGCAAATATAACACAAAAGCCCGCTTTTTAGGCGGGCAAATGCTCATTATGAAAACCAACCAAAATTAGATTGTGCCTACTGTCAACGCACCAGTACCTTGGATGGTAGCTGTAAACGTTGCTTTGTCGTTGTTAGGTGCGGTTAAATTTAAGTTGCTAAAGAAAGCCGCTCCGCTCAATTTAATGTCACCGGAAACGTTAGAAGTCATTACAATAGTAACGGAAGTACCTGCAGTTAGGTCGGTAATCACGTCTTTCCATGACAATGCACCTGCACCCACTGAGCCGTCCTCTTCAAAAATACCTTCAACGCTTAGCGTGTAGCCTTTTTCGCCAACAATAAATTCCTTCCAGCCTGCGCTGTCTTTGTTAGTAACGTCTATCATATCCGAAGTAATATCGAAGCTGTTAGAAGTGGCGTTTGCGATTTTGGTTAGTGTTCCTGATATGTCCTTGTAAATGGCTATCAGCGTTCCGTTAACTGGTCCTGTAGTTGGCATGATTATTTTAAATTATATTTTTCCGCTAATTTAGTTACTTTTTCCGTCAATCCTTTTTTTATGCCGTTAACAATTGCTTGCCTGTTCTTATCTAACGCAGGCCGCATAAATGGCTTAGGTATCAATTCACCTGTATATCGGCCCGTAGATTTTTGGATTCGTGGCTCGGTGCCAAACTCAAACATAACGCCAAGGTAATGGTTATAATAGTTTTTACGCAGTCCAATCAATACCGTGTTTTTAAACTTGCTATCTTTGGACGTTATAAACCCAATCGAGTCGCGCATGTCGCCGCTTTCCACAGGAGCCAACGCCTTAGCGTCATCAATAACGCGCTGCCCTTCTTTTTTTAATGTATCCTGCAATTGAATCTCAGCGCCTGCCTTGCGTAGGTCGTCAATCAATTTGGCCAACCCTTTAACATCATTCACTTAATTCAGTTTGGATTTTTAAGTACATGCGGCGCGTTTGTTCCTGCAGATTTAAAATATTAAAATAACGATTGTTCCAACTTACTCGATGCTTAACATCTATAGCCGCGTCATATCTAACAGTAAAATCAACGATTTGTTTGTGTTCCCGCTTATCGCCGTTCACCTGTTCCAATCCCACAGGGGCCTCGGTTACTTTAGCCCATGCAGTTCCGTAGGTTGTCCACGTCTTTAGTTTCTCTCCTGTGTTGCTGTCCGTTGTAGTTGTGTAACTCTGCAACGAAATAAGTTCGTCAAAAGCCCCGGCGTTCATATGAATTGAATTGCTCTATAGGGTTGTAGTAAAAATTCAATACCGTACTCCATTTGCGACTGAATAGTTCCAGTTACAATTGCCTGCCTATTATCGTACATCTGCCCCACTAACAGCAATGCGGCAAACTTAATTGCCTGAGGAAACAATAACCCTGCATCTACTCCCGTAGCCGTGGCAAGTTCAAACCCTTCGGTAACCGTTACCAGATATTTCGTCACGTCGTCGGTTGTGCTGCTCGGTGCGCTAGTTATAAATATGGTGCGGCCGTAAGTACCCAACGGCTGAGGCGATACAATATAATCCGTAAACGCCTGCGCTGTGTTGTTGTCATCCACATATTGAACAGAATCTAAACTAATTACACGGGAAGGAATACGTAATAAATTACCCACAGGCTGCTCGGTGCCGTTAACAGGATTCATAATAGCAGGCTGCCCCACCAAGGAATCGAATCCGTATTGCACGCTTGCCTTACGCACGCTGTAACCTAAATGCTGGCCGCACATATCCAAGGCCATCGAAATAAGATTGCTGATATAAGTATCGTCCGCCGTGGAAGTTACGCGCAAATGCTGCTTCGCTTCTGCAAGTGAAACGTAATCGGTGGCCGCTTGGCTGTAGCTTATTATGC